CCTTAGGCTGTACATAAAAACTTGCTCGTTCCCTATCTTCTTCTCTTGCCAGTTCCCATTCCTCTTCATACATCTGTATAAGTTCTTGTCGCCTATTAATATCCACCAACTTGGGATGCTTATTCGCCAATTCCACAGTCAACCCGCTTATCAAAGCTGGCAACATTCTTTTAGGAATAGCCGCATTTTGACCATAATTCGTACTAATATCCTCACCATACTTAATGCCCCAATACAATATCTCAAATTTACTACTGACATTAGGGCCAGGCCAAATATAAACTGTATGATTATTTACACCCGAACTATCAAATTGTGCATTTCTATCCACTGCAAATTGAAGAGGTGTTCCCGTAGAATACTTATTAGGAATGGCCAACCAATCAGCATAACTGATTCGTTCCATACTAATATCTTGATCAGGAGTTGCAGTAATGTCACGACAGGATGCCGTAAGAATATCCGAATAATTATCTGCACTTAAAGTAAAAGTAGGATATACATCATTAGCAAATGTATTAACCGCTGTAGATTCCACATGCAGTGTAAATAAATTCACGCCTTGATTAATCCATTTAATCATTAACAAGTTAAGCGAACGTCTAGCCGTGATTAAATCATAACCACCTTTAGAACTTACACCCAATCGTTCGTACGCTTCTTGAATAACGTCCGCAATCGATAGAGCAAATGTTCGTGTACCTGAACTAGCCATTGTGCCCCCTTACATTAATGCGCGTGTAATCACCCATAACAACTGACCTAATACCATTATACCAATTGTGTACATAACTTTATTAATACTGTTTATCTTGTCTTCAATATGTTTTAAATGGTTATCCTTGATTATGGATATACGCTCGCTAAGTATTTTTATTTCACTTTTCAATTCAGTGATTTCTAAATCATATTTAGATATATCATCTGCCATTCTTAATTCCAATAAACTAAAGCATTTGAAGCAGTACCTGTTACTGCAACAAATAAATTTGTAGTCGCTACCACTCCACTTTGTGGAGGAGTAAATGAAACAGTCGTATTTGTTAATGCTGATAATCTTGCCAATACTGTACCTGATCCTGTTTGAGAATCATATACAATCGCGGTAGCTGTATCACTTCCTGCCGTAAGACTAAGACCTAAAAACCTTTGTCTATGAGCAGTCGTAACTTGACCATCACTGGTAGCATCTGTAGTTGTTGCGCCTGTAGCTATATTGGTTACTTGTGCATCTGTTTGAAACATTTTAACTCCTTAAAATGGGGAGACCTAAGCCTCCCCGTAATTAATTATTGTTTAACTCCACGGTGTAACCATTGTACCGTTACCATTTAGAGCGCATTGGATAAGCCAAATGTTAGCTCCAACAGATCTACAATAAACTATTGAACCACCTAGTCCACCTCGTGTACTGCCGTCTAAAGTTAAAGTATCAGCCCCTGCCGCATTAAATCCTTCCATAGAATTATCCCCAGTATCAACATACTGAGCAGTTCCTTGAAATACATCAGCTGTGCTTCTGCCTGCCGCTGTTCCAGCGTTCAAAGTAAAAGTTTCTCCTGATAAATTTGCAGTCATTAAAAATGTATATTCCAGCCCAATTGTACTTAACGTACTTGGATTTACAGCTGAATCTGAAACGATTTCAGGTAAATTAAAAACAGTTGTAGTGTTGCCAATAGTCATGCATCTGCCTTGATACAAATCAATGCCTGTTATATCTGTTCCACCATCAACAGTGCCTGCAGATAATGCTTGCCCCATTACATCTCCAGTTGAAATAAATCCACTTAGGGATCTTACTGGGCCTTTAAATGTCGTCCTTGCCATAAAATTCTCCTTTGGTCATATAGACCTTTTGTTATACAGTCTCTATAGCGTCTGCCTAGCCAGTCTGCATAACTATGTTAATGCTAGGTTAGTTGAAAAGGGGGCACAATGTGCGAGCCCCCTCCCCTTAAACGTTTAGGATGGATTAGATCCATATACGCCTCTCCAGTCAGACCAGCCGTAGCAGTATCTTTCTCGAGATTTGTATCTTACGTTGCCAGTTTCAAAGTCACCTTCCATCTTAGTATCGATTGGAGTTCTAGTGAAATGCTTCATACCGTTAGGAACGTCAGTTCTCATGAACCAGTTATTAGCATCGCTAAATCTGTGGTTCACATGATATCCACCCGGAAGCATACCTTTAGATACGATCGCGTTGACATCATTGTCCGCTGTTCCAACTCTGTATGGAGAAGCCATTAGTCTCTCCGCTACGAATACCAATTGTCTTGGAATGTGTAGAGTTCTAGCTTGTGCCGCAATAGGTATACCTTTGTCATCAGTAAGTCCTGCCACATCAATCAAACCTTGTTCGACAGAAGTCTCAGAAAGTTCAGCTTGAGTTGCAGGTGTATTACTTCCAGTAGAACCATCTTGAAGTGGATGTGAAGCATTCACTAATGAAACTCCATCACCGCCTAAGAAAGAACCACTAAATGCATTGTTATACACTGCAGCGCCTTTTGTTTGTTTAGCAGAAGCCATTGAACGGGCTAGTGCTTTAGTTAATCTGGTAGAAAGCTTGTCATACAAGTTATCTTCCATAGCTTCTTCAGTAATTGAGAAAGCCATAGCAACGGTTTCGTTGGTGTATCTTGCGACCCAACCTTCACCAGTTTGAGCGTATTCGACACCTTGGCCTTCAAACTTCACGGAAGCTTCGCCAAAGCCGGGGAAGAGAACCTCTTCCTCAAATGCTCTGTTAGATTTTTCGTTCTCAAAGAGTACAGCTGCCTCATCTTCGTAACGTTTATATTCCGTTCCAAAGATTGCATGCAAACCCGGTACTAATTCTTTGAGTAACTGACCTCTAGTAATAGCCATAGTATTTTACTCCTAAATTAAGCAGTCGGGAAGTTGCCATCGTAGCGACCCCATGAGTGCGTGTTGATTTTAACAAGAACGTCCATTGTAGTTCCCACTGTGCTGTAACTCAAATCTGTTTCCGCAGATCCTAAGATCTGGAAAGGATAAGCTTGTTGTCCTGAAGCTTGAGTATTACTTGCAGTAGAAGAGTCTAATGAACTTCCTGCTTTAAATGTAACAGTTGAACCAGAACCTGTTAGGTTCTGTGCGTTTGCACCAACATCTGCTGATGTTAATGCTGAGCCAGCTTGATCCGCTTGCATCTTGAAGATCGTATAAGGATCATCATAAACGTAAGCTTTAAAGTTAGCTTTAGCAACTGTACTTGCCGCAATTGATCTAACAAATTTTACATCGCCTGAACTATTGTCTTGATATTCAGCGCCCCAAAAAACACCGACGATTGCGCCCAGATCTCCTGAGCCAATGTCTTGTACTAAAAGGCCTGAAGCCAAAGAACACGTATCACCCTCAAAATAAGCTGTGGGTGCAGTAGCAGCGATGCGATAACCGTTTCCGTCTACAAAATTGTTGTTACGTATTGTACCACCATTTGCTTGACGAATAGGTTCCAAACCATAAGCCATAAATATCTCCTTTATTTCTTATGTGCTAAATGAGAATATGTGACTAACGCGGTGTTAGTCTTCAAATTTAGCGCTTGGTTTTGCCGCTTGTCCTCCAATCACGGAGGAGGTAGATTCATCTACCACTGGCATGCTTTTATCCGAAGCGCGTTTTAATTCTTGCCCATATGCTTGGGCCGCTCTTCTGGTTTGATCTTCGTGGTACTCTCTTTTTTCTTTCATGTAATCTGCATCTTGTTTCATCAAGATTAAATCACCTGATCTGACAGCACCCGCGTGTTTACCAGTTGTCATCACGTCAACAATGTAATCTTTTCCTAATTCCTCAGGTTTAACTATTGCATAGTTTTCGCGTAAACGTTGATGAACATTAGCATCATCTGGTTGATTCAACAATTCGTGTCTCACCCATATATACTCAGTTCCCGAAGGAGCTGGAGGCGTTTTTAACCTATTAGGTGCCTCAAATGTTCTTTTTCGAGTTGCCGAAGCCCGAGTCTTACGGCTAGTTTGTGTCGCTTTAGTCATATTAGCCTCCCGCCATTTCGTCTTGGCGCAATTTTTGGCGCGCATATTCTTCATAGGAAACGTTAAGCCTGTCAGCCATTTCCAATTCGGATCTGGATAACCTTACTTTACGCTTTCCTGGAGCGGAGCGCGTTCCGCCTACAACTGTTGGAACTTTTCTAACAGTCTTTGATCTAAGATCTGGAAACTCTGTCTGCAATCTGGCATCAAGTTCACTATAGTATTCATCAGAACCATCTTGAGGTGCAATACCTTCGTCAATTAATTCCTTATGAACAACTAAAGCCGCTTGAGTTTTGATTCGATCCCCAGTATTCTGTCCACCAAACCAATTATTCCTTTTCTGCCAAGCTAATGCTTTGCGGTCAGGAAGAGGAGGTTCTGGTTTCTTATCAACCTTAGTTTCCTCACTTTTCGCAGGACTCTTAGATTTAGCAGTTCCTAAATCTCGTTCTGCTCTAGCCTTATATTGTTTGGCCACTAGTGCTTCCGCTTTCACAGATGCCAAGACATCAGTTGCCTTTATCTCGGAGTCAACGTCACTAGCTTCTTTTGCAGTTTTGAGAGTACTTAAGGCTTGCTTTTCTTGTGCCCCCAATCTATCAATGTACTGATTGATTGCATCAAGTTCAGAATCAGCCTGCTTATGCCGTAGCTCATTCCGTTCATCCAGCCATTTAGATTTATCATCTTCATAGCCTTTAAGCTTTTGCTCAAGCTCTTTCTTCTGCGCAACAAGTCGCTTTATTCGTTTTTCAGCGCGCTTGCCGAATACTTTTGTTTCTTTAGATTCTTCTTTGGATTCTTCAGTTTCATCAACTTCAGCTTCCACCTCTATTGATTCTTCTTCCGTTTTCTCTTTTTCCTCTTCAGGAGCTGCAGTATCTTTCAGCTCTTCGGACTCAGCTTCTTCCGCCTTGTCTTCGGGTTTTTCTTCTGGTAATTCTACAATAATGTCTTCATTATCCTCTACATTACCTTTTTCTTTATCATCTATCATGTAGATCTCCTTCGGTTGCGAACCGCGTTTGCCGCTATTCTAGTATATTGTACACTAAATTGTACGGTAATGCAAGCCTATTTATGGGTAATCTTTTCAGGGTCAGGAACTATTGCTACGACTTCATCATCATTTATGATAGAGTATTCCTCTCCTTCATATTTGAATTTAAGTCCTACATATTTTCCCGTAAGAACCCAGTCTCCTTTTTTACACCAAATACTGGCAGATTTCTCC